GCAGAAGATGATTATGGAAATGCTATGAATGCTTACTTGAGAGCAGTGACTAAGTTCTCTAAGTGAAAACACTTATATAATAAATACATTTAGTTAACAACACTTTAACAAGACAAACAAGGAGAAAAGCAAATGTTCCTTTCAGAACAATTGCAGAAGAAGTGGCAACCTCTCTTAGAAGCAAATGGTCTTGATCAAATCACAGACCCTTATAAGAAAGCAGTTACCGCTGTTCTGCTCGAAAACCAAGAAAGATTTTTAAATGAGGAAAGAGGATTCCTCTCAGAAACCCCAGGTGGTTCATATGCCAGCCAAGGTGGTGCCGGTGGTGCTGCTGGTTTTGGTGGTGGTGCCACTGCTGGTGGTCCTGTAGCAGGTTTTGATCCAGTTCTGATCTCATTGATCAGACGTTCAATGCCTAACCTAGTTGCTTATGATTTGGCTGGTGTTCAGCCAATGAATGGTCCTACTGGACTTATCTTTGCAATGAGAAGCAGATATGTAGACCAAAATGGTGCAGAAACCTTCTTTAATGAAGTTGATACTGCATTCTCTGGTCAAGATAGTGGATTTAACACTACTACTGGTGATTACACTGGTGGTTCTGATGATGGTGCATCTGTAGGTTTTGGTACAACTGGATTTGTTGGTGGTGGCACTGCTGCTGGTGATAATCCTGCTGACCTCAATGCTGCTGGTGCAACTGGACGTGAGTTTAGAGTTGGGCAAGGTATGTCCACCTATGATGCAGAAAATCTGGGTGCTGGTGCTGGTGACCAGTTTAACCAGATGGCATTCAGCATTGAGAAACTCTCAGTTACTGCAAAGTCAAGAGCACTCAAAGCAGAATATACTCTGGAACTGGCACAAGACCTCAAGGCTATTCATGGTCTTGATGCTGAAGCTGAGTTAGCAAACATTCTCTCTTCTGAGATTCTTGCTGAAATCAACAGAGAAGTCATCAGAACCATCTACAAGATTGCTGAGCCTGGTGCCCAGAACAATGTTGCTACTGCTGGTACTTTTGACCTTGATGTTGATTCCAATGGTAGATGGTCTGTTGAGAAGTTCAAAGGACTTCTGTTCCAGATAGAAAGAGATGCTAATGCTATTGCATACAGAACTCGTAGAGGGAAGGGTAACACCATCCTCTGCTCATCTGATGTTGCTTCTGCACTCACCATGGCAGGTCTTCTTGACTACACCCCTGCACTCAATGCTAACTTGAATGTTGATGATACTGGCAATACTTTTGCTGGTGTTCTCAATGGCAAGTTCAAAGTTTACATTGACCCATATTCTGCTAACCTTTCTGCTAGCCAATACTATGTTGTTGGTTACAAGGGAACCAATCCTTATGATGCTGGTCTGTTCTACTGCCCATACGTTCCTCTCCAAATGGTTCGTGCTGTTGGTCAGGACACCTTCCAGCCTAAGATTGGATTCAAGACCAGATATGGTATGGTCTCCAACCCATATGCAAATGGTCTTACCCAAGACTTGGGTGCTATCAAGCAAAATGCTAACAGATACTACAGAAGAGTTAGAGTTACTAACCTTATGTGAGTTCTGCTCACATTTTCTCAGGACCTCCCAAAAAGGGGGTCCTTTTTTATTGGAATAAATAGTTCAAAAAATGGCAACAAATCCTTGGAGTAAACAACCATCTAATAGAAATTTACTTTCTCCTGTTGGTTTTAAGTTTTCTTTAAATAAAGCACCCAAAGTAGATTTCTTTTCTAACTTTGCTGGTATTCCTGCTATTACTTTGGGGTCTGCTATTCAAACTCGTTATGGGAAAAATATTGATATCCCTGGCGATAAAATGAACTTTGATGATTTTCGTCTTAGATTTCTTGTAGATGAAAATCTTGAAAACTATATGGAAATTTGGAATTGGATGACTGGTTTAGGATTTCCTTATAGTTTGGAACAATATCAAGATCTTAGAGACAACTCAGATACTTATAATTCACCAGCATTAAAAGGTGATTTTTATGAAAGGTCTGATGGAAACCTTGAAATTTTAAATAGTAGTTTCAATCCAAGTTCCCAAGTAATCTTTACTGGAATGTATCCAGTTTATTTGTCTGCATTAGATTTTGATGCCACAGTAGAAGATATTAAATACTTTACAGCAGAAGTTACATTTAAGTATACTTATTATAGAATTATTAACCTAACTACATAAAATTTATGATTTCTCTTGATGATATTCAATTGATGTGGAAAAAAGATTCAGAAATTAATATTGATGATTTGCATAATGAATCTTTAAAAATTGCATCATTACATTCCAAATACTATGAAGTTTATAACAATACATCACTGTTAAGAAAAAGAGCAGAACTTCAATACAAAAATAAAAAATTAGAAAGATATAACTTCTATTCTGGAAAAGCAGATCCAGAAGTTTATAAAGATGAACCATTCCCATATAAGGTAAGAGATAAGGAGGGAATGCAAAGGCACATTGA